AGTGTTGAAGGTTACGCTAGGTACAGTTACAATTGCCACTACTTAGGAGAAGATTATGGCTAAAAAAGAAATGGATAGTGATTTGGCTCAAGATAAAGCCATGATCAAAAAAGCTTTTAGAGAGCACGATAAACAAGAGCATCCTGGTAAACATACTAAGATTGTTCTTAAAAAAGGCGGTATGCCCATGAAGAAAATGGCTAAAGGCGGTTTAACCAATGGCGGCAATATGCAAACTATGGGTCGTAATCTAGCTAAAGTTGCCAATCAAGGGAGCAAAAAATAATGGCTAAGAATCCAACTCCTACAAAAAAAGATAGCCCAGCTATTCGTACTGGCAAGGGTAAGACTGATGGCCCTGCAGCTGAATACGCTCCTCCACATGACATGGACGGCACAAGGTTCGCTACTGATGCCATAGAGAAAAACCCTAATAATCCAGAGATTGGATTAAAAGTTCTTGTGCCAACTCGTGAAAACTGGACACCACTTAATGGTACTGTTTCTATTGGTAACAACAATGAAATTAAAACAAGTGGGCAAAAGATGCGTGGAGCTGGTGCTGCAGAGCGCGGTTTCATGTCTAGGGGACCAATGGCGTGACCTATACTGAACTTGTAACTGCGATACAGGGATACACAGAAAATCAGTTCCCTCCAGTTTATCTTGCCGATGGCACGACTGAGTCAAGCACGACTCAGATAAATCGTTTCATAGAGCAGGCTGAGCAGCGCATTTACAATACGATTCAGTTCCCAAGTCTTCGCGCTAACTCCTATGGTACGACTACAGCAAGTAATGCGTACCTATCTTGCCCACTTGATTTCTTATCTGTATATTCCATCGCAATTATTCAGAACGCTACATTTACTAATGGGGTAGTTACAGGCGGCACATACACATATCTGCTTAACAAAGATGTTAACTTCATTAGGCAAGCCTATCCATCGGTAGGTTCAGCTTATAACAGCGCGCCTATTTACTATGCGCTTTTTGGCCCACAGTATGGCAATCCCAACGAATTATCTTTTATGCTTGGCCCAACTCCTGACCAGGCATATGCAGTAGAACTGCATTACTATTACTATCCGCCCACAATTATCCAAGGTGCTGTGACAGGTTTGACTATTACTGCAGGTGGTACAGGATATACAAACGGCACATATTATGACGTTACTTTAAATGGTGGTAACGGGAATTCTTGCATTGCTACATTTGTAGTATCAGGCGGTGCGGTAACTTCCGTTACTGTTACAAGTGGTGGAGCCCTATATTCTGTTGGGGATACATTGACTGCGCCCACAACAATTGGATCAAGCGGTATAAATTTTGCATGTACTGTTTCTACCGTATCTAATGCAACAGGTCATACATGGTTAGGCGATAGCTACGATAACGTACTTCTTTATGGCTGTTTGGTTGAGGCTTATACCTTCATGAAGGGCGAAGCGGATATTATTGCTTTGTATGAAACCAAATACAAAGAAGCCGTTGGTGAAGCTAAGCGTTTGGGCGATGCGCTAGAGAGACAAGACGCATACAGGTCTGGTCAGTACAGACAGGCGGTGACCTAATGGCTTTTACAGGAAATTGGACATGTGATTCGTTTAAGCAGGGCTTGCTTGATGGGACATTTAACTTTGGCTCAGGCACTACTCAGACGTATAACATTGCGCTTTATACAAATGCGGCGACACTTAATCAGTACACAACCGCATACACTTCTGCTGGTGAAGTAACTGGGACTGGGTATACAGCTGGTGGTCAAGCGTTGACTATTAATCAAGTACCTACAATAGATACTTCTAATGATGTGGTTTATTTATCATTTGCTAACGCTACATGGTATGGATCATTATCTGTAAGAGGGTGTTTGGTATATCTAAATAATGGTACAACTAACCCAGCTGTTTTTGTGCTTGATTTTGGTAATACAAAACAATCTGTTACTTCTTTCACGGTGCAGTTTCCAATTGCATCAAGCACTTCTGCAATTTTAAGATTGGGATAAATATGACTAACGAACTTTCAAACTTTGGCGATCACGCTGAAATAACTATGCAGGCCAACGCTAAGATTCCAGAAGGAATGGGCATTGAAGGTTGGTTCCATGTTGTCTGTCACGATAAAGATGGTAACTTTAAATGGGAAACAAAATCTCCTAATTTAGTGGTTGCTGTTGGTAAACAATTAATGCTTGATACTTTGATGAAAGGCTCTGCCTATTCAGTAACTGGGCCTTATCTTGGTTTAACAAATGCTACACTAACTCCAGCTGCAACAGATACTATGGCTAGTTTGAGTGGTAAAGAATTTACCAATTACACAGTTAGTGGTTCCGCAGTGCGCGGTACAGCGGTATTCGCTTCATCTACAAGTACAGGTTCAACACCTTCTAACGTAACATCTTCCACAGCTACAGCTATTACCTACACAATTACAGGTGGCGGCGGTACAGTTTACGGATGTTTCTTGGTGCTGGGTACAGGAGCTGTAAGTACACAAAACTCAACTGCAGGTACTTTGTATTCTGAAAGTAATTTTAGTGTATCTAAAGGAACAACAGCAGGCGATACAGTTTCTGTGACATATAGTACGACCGCTACTTCTTAAGGGGGTTTAAATGGCTCTTCAATTTGCTGATAGAGTCTTTGTAACCAGCTCAACGTACACAACAAGTAGTTTTACTCTTGGGTCTGCAGTTACTGGCTATCAAAGCTTTACCGCTTTAACTAGCGGTAATACAACTTATTATGGCGCTACAGATCTTTCGGGTAATTGGGAAGTAGGGCTTGGCACTTACACTACAGGTTCGCTTGCTCGTACGACAATAATTGCATCTTCTAATTCAGGTTCAGTTGTTTCATTTAGTGGAACAGTTAATGTATTTGTTACATATCCTGCTGAATATGCGGTCTACCAAAATATGCCAAGCATTCAGTTTGGTTCGTTAGGTGTTGGTACAGCCGCTTCTGGTACATCAGGAGAGATTCGCGCAACCAATAACGTCACCGCTTATTATTCTTCTGATGCTACACTTAAAGAAAATATTCAAGACGTACCTAACGCACTAGAAATAGTAATGGCTATTGGTAGCAAAACATTTGATTGGACCGATGCTTATATTAATAAAGCGGGTGGTGAAGACGGCTATTTTGTGCGTAAATCGGATTTTGGTGTAGTTGCTCAAGACGTACAAAAAGTTTTTCCGACCGCCGTTAGAACTCGCTCAGATGGAACATTAGCAGTAGACTATGATAAATTGGCTACGCTATCATTTGGGGCGATTACGGAATTACTAAAACGCATTGAAATTTTGGAGAATAAAATATGTCAACAATAGTAGGTAATGGAACAATAACATTCGGGGATAGTACCACCCAGTCTACAGCTCTACCTTCTCCTGGTACTTCCGCTAACATACTAACATCTAATGGCACTGCTTGGGTGTCTCAAGCTCCTGCCGCATCAGGATTTCCTGGCGTACTTGCGCAAGTATTTACATCTTCAGGAACATTTACTATACCCGCCAATGCAACAGCATTAAAAGTAACGGTACTTGGAGGTGGTGGGGGTGGCAATGGTTTAACCTGTAATACTTGTGGCGTTCTTGTTCCAGGGAGTTCTGGAGGGTCTTCTTCTGTTGCATCTGGTACTCAAACAATTACGACTATCTCTGCATCTGGTGGTGGTGGCGCTACTGGTGGCGGTGCAGGTGGTAATGGTGGCTCAGGAAGCGGAGGAGATTTGAGTTTTAGAGGCTCCTATGGTGGCGGTGCTGCTGCAGGTGGTGCAGGTGGATCATATTTTGCAGGGGGCGTAGGTATTGCAGTTGGAATTAATGGCGGTTATGGAGGTGGAGGCTCAGGTAAAATTAGTAGTGGAGGTGGTGGAGGTTGTGCAATTAAATATTTAACAGGTCTTACTCCAGGAAATACTTTAACTGTAACAATTGGTTCGGGGGGAAGTGGAGGAAGTGGAGCTGCATTTACAGGAGCCGCAGGTGGTTCTGGTGTAGTTGTTATTGAATGGTAATAGGGGCAATAAATGACAATACAAGCATATTTAATCATTGAAAACAATGTAGTAACTAATAAAGTAGTTTGGGATGGTGAAACAGATTGGACTCCTCCTGCGGGATCTATTCAACTTCCACAGGCCACAACACCTGCTATGCTTTGGGAGATAAATAATAGTGCTTATGTTTTGACTGAAGTTGTTGGCGCAGGAGATATTGGATTTACATGGAATGGTACAGTTTTAACGACCAATGAGCCACAGCCAGTATTCCCACCTGCATCCGCACAACCTAAAACAACTGGGACACAGCAAGCATAATGGTACAAGGAATAAGCCCACAACATGTTTTTACCTATGAAAGCGCACAACTTAATGTGTTTCATGCTAACAAAGGTGAAGGATTAATTCGTCATGCGCATCCGTATGCACACGCAACCATTTGCCACAATGGGTCTTGTTTGGTAAGCTTAGAAGGCCGTAGTTATACGATAGATAAGAACTCTAAGCCACTAAATTTACCAGAAGGTGAATGGCATGAAATTGAAGCATTAGAAGACAATACTGTATTTGTAAACGTATTTGCTGAAGGAAAATATTAATGCTGTACGGCGCGTCCCCTTTTGCACAAATATCTTTTGTGGATATTGCTTCAAATATCTATCCTCTGTCTACAACAGAGAATTTGGGGAGCGCTGACTCTCAAGTATTTGCAGCGGGGTATGCGTCAACTGCAACAGAAAATATTGGGGCTGCGGATTCTAGTACACAAATTACTAATTACGGTATATTTATTACTGAAGTAACAACATCTAACGATACAAATGCTGAAATTGATGTTTTTTATTTTGGAATTGTAGAAGGCATTATTCAAGCCGATTCTAATTTGGCTGGTCGTGTATATACTTATTCTGTAACAGAAAATATGGGCGCAATAGATACCCCAACTGGCGGATTTATTTCGTTCAATATTGTTACAGAAAATGTAGGCTCTGCTTCAAGCGCATCAACTCAAACAAATTATGGTGTACCAATAACAGAAGCAACTAACATTACAGATACGCCCGTAATTTATGCGCAATTTAAAACGGCAGTAACAGAGATACTTAGCGTTGCTGAGTTTCAAGGCGAATCATACTGGATAAAAATAAATGATTCACAGTCTGTAACATGGACACAAATAAATGATTCACAGTCTATAACATGGACTAAAGTAAATAACAGCCAATAAGGACAAAAAATGTCAAGTACCTACTCAACAGACTTACGCATTCAACTTATGGGGGCAGGAGACCAAGCTGGTACTTGGGGTGCAACCACAAATAATAATTTCCAATATATTTTTGAACAAGCTATTGCTGGACTACAAACTGTATCTGTAACAACTACACCGCAAGCTCTTACTTATTTAAATGGGGCGACTTCTACACTTGCTAATAACCAAGCTATTTGCGCAGTTCTTATATTTACAAATGGCGGAGTAAATGCTAACTTCACTATTACTACTCCATCTAATTCACAAAAAACTTATATCATATACAACAATACTTCTTACATAGCAACTCTTCAAGTTACAGGTTCATCAGGTACGACTGTCTCTATTGCTGCTGGAGCTACAGTAACTGTATTTACAGATGGTACTAATTTCTTCGCTGCTAATACTGGTACAGCTGGTAATTTTACTGCTACTGGGACAATTAGCGGTGCTTCTTTTACTGGAGCGGGTACGGGGTTAACAGGTACAGCATCAGCTTTAAATATTGGCGGTAACGCAACAACCGCAACAACGTCAACAAAAATTTCAAACTCAGGAGGTTGGACAGTTCAGACTGGCGGTACGCCAACAGTGCTTGAATTTAGCTATAACGGAACAGTTGTAGCATCACTTGATTCAAGTGGAAATTGGATTTCTCTTGCTAAAGTAACATCTTATGGTACTCCTGCTTAAGGTGACGTAAATTGAATTTTTACTTCTTTTCCAAGCTGCCAATGCCGCATTCACTGGGGTCAAAGAGTTATGCGCTATGTATAACGAAGGGCGGGCTTTGGTTAATGAGGTCAGCAAGACGGTTGGAGAAGTCAAAAAGATAACCAAAGAGGTTAAGGGAGTTTGGGGTTGGATATCAAAGTTATTTGCCGAGCCAGAAAAGAAAGAACTTGAGGACATAAGGCCAGTCAAAGAGGTAAAGACAAAAGCAACGTTTGATGAGAAGGCTATCTACGCCGAGATTGGAGATAAGTTAGTATCGTTCTTTAAGAACTACAAAGCTTGTGCAGATGCGATCAGGACAGAGGAAGAACGGATAGAGAAGATTTATGACCCTGACGGTGAGACTTATGAGAGGTCAATAAGGCTTGTGATTGCCAAAACTCAGTTAGACCAGATGGGCCAAGAGTTAACAGACTATATGATTTATCATGTACCTGCAGAACTTAAAGATCTTTACTCTCGGGTTAATGAGATGATTGGGACGGTAAAAGTCAAGCAAGAGTTGGCAAGGAAGACGGAGTTAAGACGCAAGGCGCAGAGAGAGGCGCAAGCTAGGGAAGCAGCAGACAGAGCTTGGTTGATGGGTGCTTGCACAGTGGCTGTTATTTTTGTGTCAATATACATGGCAGGACTGATGTGGGCAATAAATCGAGTGAGTCATGGGGGTATGTAATAACGGTGATTATCTTGGCGCTTTTGTTTGTGCTGATATTGCCTGTTATTGGGCTTCTTTATATGGACATCCATCAGGAACGAATCTTAATTGCAAACGATCTTAAACGAATTGAAAAGCTTAAGAAGGAACTTGAGGCTCAGAAGGACAAATGAGAATATGCGCTTTATTGATTTTATTATTAGCGGGGTGCGAAGACCGCTACCGCTACCACTGCCAAGACCCTAAACATTGGAATGATGAAGATTGCAAACCACCTTACTGCGTTGCTACGCAAACTTGTCCCGAATACTTCAACAAGCCAGCAAATGCAAAAAACAACTGAGCAGTTGGACGCAGAAACCAAGCGCTTTGTTATCAGGGCGTTTAGCTTGGCTTTGGTATTTATAGTAATACTTTTTGGGTATAGTATTGTTTTTACTGAGCAGCCACTTTTTAATGAAGCCCCTGCCGACAAACAAATCTTTACAGTACTTACCCTAATAGGCGGGCAGTTGCTGACCATCCTAGCCAACTACATATCTAAAACTTCTACACCGCTAACCCCACCTACAATACCCACAACGACTTGCTCATCAATTAATAACCCAATTACACCCAAAACTTTTACCCCAACCACCTCACCCCATTTTGGTAACCCTAATGATAGGCCAGCACTATGAAAATTATTATTTCTCTTATCCTTGGTTTTAGTATTGTTGGAGGAGTTTATAAGCTTGGGCATGATAATGGTTATGCGCAGTCCCAGGCAGAAGTCGCCGCCCAGGTTGCCAAAGCCAACGAACAAGCCAGAGCCACAGAGCAAAAGCTAAATGACCAAGTTGCCGATCTTTCAACCAAACTCAAACAGGTGCAAAATGATGCTCAAAAACAAATTGCTAGGCGTGATGCTGACATTCTTGCTAATAAGTTGCAGCTCTATGTCCACACCAAAACCCCAGTATGTCCCTCCAAAGATGCCGCCCCTACCAGCGGATCTGACACCACAACAGCCCAACTTGACCCAGCGTTTGCTCAATCTCTTGTCGCCGTCACCGACGACGGGGACCTCGCAATCAGGAAGCTCAACGCCTGTATCGCCACCTACAACCAAGTAAAGGAAATGATCAATGGAAGCGCAACAACTCGCTGATGCAGCAAAATTAGACTTAGGCCACGCCGAGGCGTTGATTGGTCCTATGAATATGGCAATTGAAAAAGCCGATCTATCTACGCCTTCAAGACTAGCCGCATTTATTGCGCAGTGTGGTCATGAATCCGCAGGGTTTCGCTTCATGGAAGAAAACCTTAACTATAAGGCGGAGAGTCTTTGCCGTACATGGCCTAGTCATTTCAACGCTGAGAACGCCGCTGAGTATGCACATCAGCCAGAGAAGATTGCCAATAGAGCGTATGCTAATCGAATGAAAAACGGGGATGAAGATTCTGGGGATGGATGGAATTACCGTGGGCGTGGATGGCTACAAACTACTGGACGTACTGGATATGAGCAGTTGTCAGACGCTACTCAGATTGATTTTATCTCTAACCCAGATGCCGTTGCCACTCCTGAAGGAGCAGCCATATCCGCCGCAGTATTTTGGGAAAAGCACCGCCTAAACAATCATGTTGATAATAATGACTTTGTGGGGCTGACAAAAGCCATAAATGGTGGGACAATCGGCCTAGAGGACCGCATGGCGCGGTATGAACACGCAATGTCTGTCTTGGCTTAAGGAATTAATGTGCCACTAATCAAGTTACAGTTTAGACCAGGAGTCAATAGAGAGGCTACAACCCTTGCTAATGAGGGTGGCTGGTACGACAGTAACAATATTAGGTTCCGTTCAGGATATCCAGAAAAGATAGGTGGGTGGATAACGGACACAGGCACAGAAACTACTACGCAGCAAGCCACATATCCAGCGGCTAATAATGGCCTCCCTACCGCTACGCCTCCAACCACAACGGGTTATAACCCCGCATCGTTCTGGGGAATCTGCCGCAGTTTATGGGCATGGCTTAACTTAGCTAATTACAACCTGCTTGGACTTGGCACTAATCTTAAATACTATATTCAAAACGGTGTTGGTGGATCTTTTTATGACGTTACGCCAATTAGACTTACAACTAGTGCAGGGGCAGTTACCTTTTCTGCAACAAACGGGTCTAATATTATTACAGTTACAAACTCAGCTAATGGTGCGCAAGCTAATGACTTTGTGACTTTTAGTGGCGCAGTATCTTTAGGAGGCAATATTACTGCCGCCGTACTTAATAGAGAATACCAGATTATTACAATTACAGGCGCTACAACTTATACCATTCAGACTACAGTCAATGCAAACTCCAGTGATACAGGAACAGGCGGTAGCGCAACTGTAGGGAACTACCAATTAAATACGGGTGGTTCGACTTATACCCAAGCTTTGGGTTGGAGTGCTGGTGGATGGGGTGGCACAACTCCTGGGTCTGCTACTACTACTGGGTGGGGTCAAGCGGCTTCTGTGGGTGTAGGAATTCAATTACGTCTTTGGTCAAATGCCAATTATGGGCAAGATTTAATCATAGCGCCGGGCGGCGCTCCTATGTATTATTGGGCTAATAATAGTAATCCAACTATATTTGATAGGGCGCAGCTTTTAGCAGCAAGTACCGCAGTAACTACATCATCTGGAACTTTCACACCTGATGCTACTTGCCCATCTATTGTCAACTACATGTTGGTATCTGATTCGTCTTTCTTTGTAATTGCATTTGGTTGCAATGATCCATCAGGTACAGTTACTTCTTTTGTAAGCCAAGCTGATCCACTTTTGGTGCGTTGGTCAGACCAACAAGCCATTCAAACATGGCTTCCCACAACTACAAACCAAGCAGGTAGTTATAGATTATCTCAAGGCTCACAGATTGTTTCTGCAGCCCCTGCCCAGCAAGGTATTTTGATTTGGACAGATACCACGGTATATATCATGCAGTATCTTGGAGCTCCCTACGTATGGGGTTTCCAACCGATGGCAAGTAATGCGTCAATCATTGGGCCAAACGCGTCTATCAACGTCAATAATACAGTTTATTGGATGGGCGGCAACAAGTTCTATTTCTATAACGGCACGGTACAAACCCTACCTTGCGAAATACGTCAATACATTTTTGACAATATTAATCTTACCCAAGGTTTCCAAGTCTATGCGGGATCTAATGAAGCATTTAATGAAGTATGGTGGTTCTATCCATCCGTAACTGGGCGTAACGCAGATGGCTCATTAGGAACTGGAACCCCATCTAACCCCAATACATTGTGCGATTCTTATGTAATCTATAACTACCTAGACCAGACCTGGGCTTATGGCGCTATGCAAAGAACATCATGGCTGTATTCACCCTTGCGTACTACACCAGTAGCCACAAATTACAACGGACAATTAATCTATCAAGAAAATGGTGTAAATGATGGCACAACTAACCCGGCTTCTGGTATTAATTCTTACGTCCAAAGCTCTGATTTCGACGTTACTAACGGTGATCATTTTGGGTTTGTGTATCGTCTTGTACCTGATATAAACTTTACTGGCTCTTATAATCCTAATCCAACCGCAAACGTAACTATTTTGCCAAGGCAAAATCCTGGTGCAAGCTACGGCGCGTCAAACAATCCAGGGGTTGTGAGTCAGCAAGACTATACTAATGAGCGCGAATATATTATTCAGACCTTTACCCAACAAGTTTATGTTCGTGCGAGAGGACGGCAGATGGCATTTAAGATTGGCTCAACGGGTACAGGCGTACAGTGGCAGAGCGGTACACAGCGTCTAGACATTAGACCAGACGGAAGAAGATAATGGCAACAAGTACCACTACAAACATTATTGTCCCTGCGGTTCCGCAAATCAATGTACCACCTACGGCATATGATCAAAGCTACCAAAGCCAACTTAATAACGTACTAAGGCTGTATTTTCAGCAACTAACCAATGCACTAGGGGGTCTTGTGGGCGTAGGACTAAATCCATCAAATCCAAGTTATGTTATTACCAATAACGAGTCTATTTATGCGTTGCCTTCTTATATGGAGGTTGCTCGTGGTTTAGTTACTGGCGCATCTGTAGTTAATATTTATGGGTATCAAAGCGCATTACCAAACTCTAGTGGCGCAACTTACTATCCTGTTTGGGAAAACACAACAACTTACACATATCCTGGATCAGCAACAACAATGCTGCTTTACAGTTCATCCGCTTCAGATACAAACGTGTCAATACTAATCAATGGTTTAGATGCTAGTTATAACCCTATAAGTGAAACCAAAGTTTTAACAAATGGTACTACTGGAGTGACAACTGCAAATAGTTATTTAAGAATTAATGGAATACAAGTCACAGGAAGTGTAAATGCTGTTGGCACTATTAACTTAGGAAATGCAGGAAAGACAGTTCAGTATGCAGAAATTACTGCAGGTAACGGTAAAAGTCAAGCCATGATTTACACGGTTCCAAACGGCTACACTTTTTATTTAACCCGATCAAATGCCTATTCAAATCAAAATGGAAACACAATTAATAATTATTGTGCGTATCGGGTATGGACACAGAATACAAACGGAATAATTAACATTTTACTCCAAGCGCCATTTACAAATTCATATCAAACACTTAGGGTAGCGCCGCGTGCGTATGCCCAAAAAACAGATATTCAATGGCAAGCTGCTGGTGGACCGTCTTCTGGAACATCCGCAGTAGGTATTGGTGTTGAAGGAATTTTAATAGCTAACACAGCGAGTTAATATGGACATAAAAGAAATTGAAGCTAATCCCAAGTATAGACGCGTAGAACCTGAATTCGTTGAATTCATAGAAGTTGACGACATTTGGGCCAGGGTCTATACAGTTGCAAAAGCAGAGACTATAATATCCCAACATGTCCACACGCATGATCATATTACTTTAGTATGTACTGGAACAGTTGAAGCGTGGCAAGATGGCGAAAGCCTTGGACAATTTGAAGCTCCTGGGATCATTAGGATACCCAAGGGTAAAAAACACGCCTTTAAAGCTCTGACGGATAACGTCTCACTTTGTTGTTTACATAATCTTCGTGGCACAGGACTAGAGTCGCCAGAGATAGTGGAGGGTGTCTAATATGGAATTTCTTTACAAATATTCGCTAACTAAATTTTTGATGCCTATAAGATTAAATCTTATAGCTGATTTCTTTTTAGCAGATGCCGCTACTTCTGCTGGAGCCGCAGATGTTCTCGGTTCTATGGGGGCTGCAGATGCTTTTGGTGGCGCTGCTGCTGCTGCTACTGATCTTGGCACGGGTATAGTTGGAGACGCACTTGCGGGCAATGCTGGGTCTGGATTGGCTTCTGATGTTTTAGCAAATGGACTTCCTAATGTTGGCGCAACTGGGCCTATGGCTCAGGGTATTACTTCTGGCGGTATTGGAGCTGGTGCTGGGGTTAACGCTGAGGCAGTTCAAAATGCGGCTATGCAAATACCTAATTCTGGAATAGCTTCGGCAGCCAATGCAGCTCCTCAAACGATGACAACAGATCAGTTGTTAGGTAATAATTTTGCGCAAGAAGCCCCAACAGTAAATACTAGTGCAGAAGTAGGCGCTGGGTCTGCACAGCCGACAGCGGAAGAATTAGCCAGAGCAGCAAATTCTACAGGCGCACAAGCATCTGATTTGGCTTTAACACAAGCCGCAAATAATCCAATAACGCCCCCATCAATTTTTGATCAGTTATCAAATAATCCTATTGCTCAAGGGTTTAAAACTGGAATTCAAGCTTTTCAAAATTACGCTAAAGAAAACCCAATTACTACAGCAGTTGGTGCATATACACTTGGCAGCAAGCTTGGCCTTAATAGACCTAATAGCACAGGTATAGCGCCACAACAGCCTGGTATTGCTGGTAGTTATGTACTTAATCCAGCTACTTTCCAAGGCTTTCATCCTAACCCACAAAACTATACTGCACAACAGACCATGTTTAGTAACTTGCCTGTTAGATCCGCAGCTATGGGCGGGATTATGCAAGCCGCACCAAACTATCCAATGGCGCATAACATGAATGCGCAGTACACAAATCCTAATCCTCAAATGCCTGTGCCTAGCGATGTGACTGGGATGAGTGGGGTTCAAAGCTATAAAAAAGGCGACCTTACTACAGCTGATGAAGAAAATCTTTTTAATACTTATTCAAGCATGATATCTGGAACTCCTTCAAGTTCTTCATATACACCGCCTTTTAGAGATTCGAGTTTACCGCTTAGTGATTCTGCAACACAAGGCATGTCCCCACAAGAAGCAGCTTTGTATAGAATGAAAACAATAAATTCAAGAGCTGGTATGCAGGGACCTCAACTCAACGTACCTACAGGAGGAATTGGACAAATTAATCTGACTCCACTTATGTTAGCTAGACAAAAAGCCGCAGACCAACAAGCTATACAAGCCGCACAGGGTGGTGATGGAAGCGATGTGCAATCAAGCGCACACGGCGGAATTATGCAAGCACATGGACACTTAGGAAACTATGCTCATGGTGGAAACCCTAGGCTATTAAAAGGGCCTGGAGATGGGATGTCAGATAACATACCTGCAACCATAGATGGCAAACAACCCGCAAGACTTGCAACAGGTGAATTCGTTGTACCCGCTGATGTAGTATCACATATGGGTAACGGAGATACCGACGCAGGAGCAAAGAAATTGCACGATTGGATGGCAACTGTGCGCAAAGCGCGTACGGGAAACCCCAAACAAGGAAAAGAGATCAACGCCGATAAGTATCTTCCAAAATGAATCTAAATGTAAAGCAAATACACGTAGGCTTTGTTGCACAGTATTGGCCTCGTGTAGAAAAGTTCATTGCAGCTGCTAATGAACATGCGCAAGATGATTACACATTAGATCAGATTAAAGTATATTTATCGACAGGGTCTTGGATTTTATTGGTCGCTGTAGATGATAACGATGAAATTCATGGCGCAGCAACAGTTGTATTTACTAACTATCCTAACGATAGAGTAGCGTTTATAACCTGTATAGGGGGTAGATTGGTGACTAACCAAGATACTTTTAAGCAGATGTCAGACATCTTTAAAGGATATGGCGCTACAAAAATACAAGGTGCAGCCAGAGAAGCAATTGCTAGACTATGGAGACGGTACGGATTTAAAGAACGCCACATAATTGTAGAGGTAAAGATATGAGATTTAACAATAGTAGTATGGCTCTTCTGGATATTCCAGATTTACCTGAACGCGCTTTTATTCGTAAAGCGGTTGGCGGCATTATTCCTCAAGGCGGTGGTGGGGGCGGTAGCCCTGCCCCTGCTCCTCAATCCACTACAAATACTACAAATACATCTAACATACCGACCTATGCTCAGCCTTATGTAGAGAATATGTTGGCGGCTACTCAGGCTCAGTTGTTTCAGACAACTCCTGGTGGCACAGATGCACAAGGTAACCCAATACAAAACATTACGGGGTTTGCTCCATATCAAGCTTATGGTTCAGTAAATCCTGATGGAACTACAGCTTCACCAACACAAGCTGCTCAAGCAGCCGTAGCGAGTTTTCAGCCTATGCAAACACAGGCTCAGCAAGGGATTGCTGGGTTACAAAATCCACACACATATAACCAAGCATTGGGTGTAACTGGGCAAGGTATTGGTCAAGCTGGTATGTATGGGCAACTAGGCGCTCAAGCAGGTTTGGGTTATGGGCAACAAGCTACTGATCCAAATGCAGTTGCAGCTTACATGAATCCGTATATAGAGAATACGTTGACTCCGTCCATGCAGTTGCTTAATCAGCAATACGGCATACAACAAGCTGCTAACCAAGGAAGACAAACACAAGCAGGCGCATTTGGCGGTAGCCGTGGTAGTCTAGAAAATTCTTTGAATCAACAAAATCAAATGTTGGCTCAGAACCAATTAGTTGGTAATGCTTTTAATCAGGCATATAACACAGCCAATCAAAATATGCAAGCTGCGGCTGGTCTTGGTATGCAAGGCGCCCAAGCTGGTTTAGCTGGGAATGCTCAACAAATGGCTGCGGCAAGTCAACTTGCTAATCTTGGTCAGCAACAACAAACTAATCAAGAAAATATTTACGGATTGCAAAATCAATACGGCGCACAGCAGCAAGCCTATAACCAAAGCGTTATCAATCAGGCGATGCAAAATTATGCAAATGCTCAGCAGTATCCAATTATGGAGCTGGGCACAATGTCAAATATGTTGCGTGGTCTGCCTATGCAAGCTACGACTACCAATCAATTCCAAGCTACACCTAGTCCTTTATCTCAAATAATTGGTGCGGCAGGCGTAGGTTCTACGCTTAGTGCTTTGACTAAAGGCAGTAAAAAAGGCGGCCTCCAAAAAGATACAACTGGTATCAATTCATATGATGTTGGCGGAGCTATTCGCGCTGATTTGGAAAACATGCCGACCGATGCGCTAGAAGATGAATTAAAGAAAACACAAAGTCCAATTATTAAATCTGATATTCAACAGATCATGGCTATGCGCAGTGCAGTACCTCAGTCTAAGTCTGGCGGTATCATGTCTTATGAGGGTGGGGGTACACCGCAAGCTCCTGGTGGCGCAAATGAAGGTAATGCAGGTGAAGAAGAAGCCGCTAGATATGTTGCTGCTAACCCAGGTATATTAGGCGCCTCAACAGCCCCAGCACAACCGCCTACTCCTCAACAACAGCAAGCTCAGTTAGATCAACAAGCTGTAGCAGGAATAACTCAGATAACTGATCCAACAGAAAGAGCATTGGCGCAAGCTAATTGGAATAGAGCTGCAAAAGAAGCGGCTATGACCCCAGATGAACGCATGGATATACAACAGAAGTTGTATGATAAATATCTTGGTAAAGATACAACCTTAGATGAATTAACAAAAGAAAAAGCCAATGCAAGAGCAGAAGGTGAACGTCAACGTCAGCTTCGTCTAGGACAATTCTTTGCGTCATGGGGCTCAATGCCTGGCCCTACACTTGTGGCTGGACTTAGCGCGTTTGCTAAAACTGTTCCTAGTATGATTGCAGATTCAGATAAGCAAGCTGAAATTATGCACAAGCTTGATGACTCTATCATCCAGGTTAATCGTGCTGACCGTCTACGTAAGATGGGCATGATCAATGAAGCTGATAAAGAGACCAAAGATGCTCAAGCCAATGTATATAGAATCAATGAAGACATTAATAAGATTGTAATTAGGCAACGACAAGAAGCTGCTAAGCGCGCTGAAGAGCAAGAAAAACGTAAATGGGAAACATCAGAAAAAGCACTTGATAGAGCAAGCCGTGAAAAAGAAGCAGGCATACATGCGGCTGGTGTTAAAGCAGGATATGAATTACAAGATACTCGTGATCTAAGAAATAATTTGGCTAAGTTTAGTGCTCAAGAAGAAGCTATAAGAACACATTTAGATAAAATAAAAGCTGATCCTATGTATAAAGTTAATTTACAAACTTTAAATAGAGCAGATGCTACGCCAGAACAAAAATCTGCAGCTCAAAATTATATTAACACTCAAACGGGTGAATATAATGAAAATAGATTATTAGAAACTCAATTGATGAGACAAGCTATTGAAAAAGAATTAATGGGTAAAGATAAAAATTATAAGCCTTCTAATTCTGGTTCTAGTTCTAGTTCTGGGTCCGCTAAAGATTTAAGCAAATACGATAAATAGGATTAGTTATGGCCTTTGATTATTTAGGTGCTATAAAAGACGGTTATACAGAATCCGAGATCAATGATTATTTGGCGGGTAAACATAACTTTGATATAAATGCTGCTAGAAAAGATGGCGTTGATGAAAGAAGTATTCGCCAGCATTTAATGTCTAAATCTTCTGCGCCTAAAGTAGAAGAGCCCAAAGAACAAAAAGGTCCTAAAGTACTGGATGAAAACGATACATCTAGTGATTTCTTACGTGGTCTTGGTAATACGCCTGGTTCAATTGAAGAAACATATGGTGCAGCTAAGGCATTAACAGGGCTTGCGGCTAAAAAACTTGGCGCTGATCAATTTGGTCAAGAGGTTATAAAGTCTGGCCTAGAGCATATGGAGTCTGGCAAAGCTAGACAAACTGTTAAAAGAACTGATGACTTTGAAGAAGCTTGGCATAAAGGTATTGGCGCAGTCGTAACAGATTGGTTGCCATATCAGATGGGAGCTGGTGTTGGTAATCTTGCCGAGGCTGGAGCATTTTCATTAATTGGAGCTGGTGTTGGCGCAGCTACAGGCGCTGGTGTTGGTGCGGTTCCTGGTGCAATTGCTGGTGCGCTATCTAGAAAATTGGCTGAGCGTGGTATTGAGGCAGCGGCTAAAGAAGTATTAGAGAAAACCATAGCTGAAGAGGTAGCAAAAGGCGCTACAAAAGAAGTCGCCAAAGATGCAGGTAAGGCTGCAGCAAAAGCGTTTACTGAAGCGCAAGGTAAAAAAATACTAACTGAACAGGCTTTAGCGAGTACATATAAATCTGCTGCAGCTAGGGAACTTGGTACAACTGCAGGTCAAATAGCTCAAGCTGGTATGCACGGTGCTGGTGAGGTTATGGGTCGGGTGTTGGATGAGGCTGATAAAAATGGCACTGACATTAACGATATAAATCTAGGTCGAGTGTTGCCTGCGGCATTAGTCCATGCTGTGGGTGATTATATTAATGAGCGAGTCGGACTTGGCGCGTTAAAAATTGGCGAAGGCGCATCTAAGAGTCTTGTTACTGAGATACTTAAACGCATAGCGGTAACGGGTGCTAAAGAGACAGGCGGCGAAGAAATACAAACTATAGCAGAGCGCCTTGGTGCAAATTTATCTTTGACAGATGCTGAGGCAATTAGTGATTATGTTAATACTGCAGCTGCTTCATTTGGTATGTCTGTTATTCCATCAAGCGTTGGTGGATACCGTGCGCAAGCAAGCGCAAAACAAAATGTAATTAATGCGGGTAAGACGCAAGAACAGAATTCAGATATCCAACAAGATTCGCAAGCAGATAAAGACGCCACTAAAGAATTAAAAAGTACGTTACTTCCTGAGCATTTAAATATTCTTAAGCCAGCGGTTGATGATAAAGGTAATCCTTTAGCTGAGATGTCTGATGCTACGGCAGAAGGATTAAAGAACGTAAATAGTACCGCTAATTTAAGTATTGACCAAGTTGCTGCGGCTAATCCGAATGCGCCTACAGAATTCCAAGAGGACAAAAATAATCCACTTAAAAAAGGAGAAGTTAATCTTGGATTGGAAGACTTAAATAAAAAACTTGATGATTTAAACGCAAGAACAAGTTTTAGAGATACTAAACATGAAGAAAATGTTAAGAAACAAATAGAGCGTCTTACTGCTAAACGTGATTATTTACAAGGAGTTTCAAATGCTGAGCAGCCTAACGGACCGCCAAGTGGAACTAGCACTGGAGTGGCAGGCACAACCGATCAAGGACAGCCCGCCGCAGGAACTACCGGACCTGACACAGATGGAGTGGTTTCTACTGGGCAGAATGCTGGAGTGCCTAATGCTGGAACGATCACAAAACCCCCTACAGTAAAGAAACCCAAATCAGCAGAACCATCTGTTAAATTACAGTCAAAAATAAATCGTCTTTCAGATCAAATAGATGAACTAAGAGATGCGGGTATTCCTGATACTAATTCTAGATTGGCAAAGTTAGTAACAGATCGTGATAAGTTAAAAGGTAAACAACAATTTACTAATACTGATGACGGTCTATTTGCGCATAGAAATGTTAGTGATATTTTAGATGAAGATCCTGATGCAAGACTTTATGCTACTCCACCTAAAGATAATTCTCCTGTCTTCAAATATGATGCAACTAAGTCTATGGCAGAGAATACTAAAGCTGCGATGGAGCTTCAACAGACTTATGAAAGACAGCAAGAAAAAGAACGTCTAGAAGCGCTCAATGAATCTAGATTAACGCCCGAAGAAATTGCTAAGAGGGAAAGAGATATAGAGGATCAATACCCGCTTGTTCGTGCTTTATATGAAGAAAACCAAAAACAAGTTGCGGCTGAACAAAAAGACCATAATAACAAACATGCGGAAATAAGTGATAGATTTAGTCAAGCCGAAAAAGAACATGCGGCTTTGTCCAACGAACTTTTAGATATACAAGATCAAGTTGAATCTCTAGAAGAAAATGAACCAGATAATAAACAAGCTATTGCAGAGTTAAAAGAAAAAGAAAATGAAGCGCGCCGTAAAGAGGAAGAAGCTCTTGACAAATTGCTTGAAGTTGAGAATGAGCTAAAAGAACATGGGCCAGAGCATGGGTTATTACCTGACTGGAATAGACTAAAAGGCGCAGCAAAAGACGTATATTTAAACAATCTTACTACAGGCAAAAAGTCTGCGGAGGAACATCGTGCCGAACACAGAAAAGCAGCACGTGCTTTGTTTGAATATATTAATGAGACTTCTGGTAGACATAACGGTTATAGGCAGCAAAAGCTTACCCCTGACCAAAAGCGCATGGTTAATAACTATGAAGATAATCGTGAAGATGCACATAGAATATTTGGCGTAATATTCCCTCGTTGGGATAGACTTAGTAAAGAAGCTAAAGACGCATATTTAAAATCTATTATTGATCATTCTGGAAAAGATTATGATCAGGCATTTTATGCGCTTGGCGTTCAACTTATTAATGAAAAGAAAAATCTGACGGATTCCCAGCGTCAAGCCGAGTTTGATAACATTAATAGATATAAGCGGGCTGCTGCTGCTATATCTGAAAAGAATCAAGCTGAATATGAAAAATTAAGAGAGAAGGTAGCTAGAAGTACTTCTCCTATTACACCTTATGTTGCTCAAAAATCTGCAGTGTCAAAAGGCATTGTGGGCATGATTAAGGATAATAATATTAATGGGGTTCTTAAGTCATTAAAAGAAGAACCTTTAGGCGGTGAGTCTGCGCTTGACGTAACGCCCAGAATGAATAAATTAATTGCTGGGTTACTTGGTAACTTGCAGTTAATGACCCAAATAAAATTCGCCAAAGAAGGTGAATTACCAAATGATGTATTGGGTAAATATGATCCTAAGACTGATACCATAATCTATCAAAAAGATGGATTAACCAAGTCTACTATTTTGCATGAGATTGTTCATGCAGGTACAGTTAAAATAATTCACCTAGTTAAAAGCGGGCAGACTGCATTGTTATCTGCTCAACAAATACTTGGCGTAAAACGCTTAGAAGAAATAATGAATCAGACCAAGGAAATCCTTGGCGATAGTTATCCTAAAGCCTATAAAAACTTGTATGAGTTTGTGGCATATGCGATGACTAGTAAAACATTCCAGGACGAGTTACACAACTACGCGCCTAGCATATACCATAATGAGTTGTTTGCATCCGAACTTGGCACTAAACCTACAGAAAGAGTAGAGAGTATTGCTGGTTCCATGTGGACTGCATTTACTAAAGCAGTTGCAAAAGTACTTGGCGTTACAAAAGGTAACATAGGTAAGAGCTCTAGGGCTAATTATTTACTAGAAGTATCTTCTGCATTTGAACAAATCTTATCTGTGCCGCAACCAGGTATGGATATAAGTGAAACTTTACATGCTACTAAACAACCAGCTACACCTAAAATAGTTACAAAAGGTATATCTAAAAATTCTATACTTGATGATAATAATGCAGCATACACAGAAAAGAATCCTGTACCTAAAACTTTAGCTCAAAAAATACTCCATAACTTTAGTTATGAGGGCATGAAAAATATCGCTACTAACTTTGTTAACGAGCGCTATGAAGCCAAGGTATTGCAAGATCAATGGGATGCGGTTGATAGAATTGTTAGAGATACCCAGAAAAACTTTAATAACTTTTATGATTATCTTACTACATCAGGATCTGAGGCTAGGAATTATTTTGTTAAATATTTAAGTGATGCGTCAAATGAAGCAGATGTAGCCGTTGCAGATTTTGCAAATAGCCTAGGCATATCTGTTGATGTAGCGAGAGAAAGGCTACATAAAATTGCTGAAATGTTTGGCGAAAAAGAACGCCGTCATATTAAATGGCTACTGTTTGTACCACTATCAACTAAAAATGTTTTAAATAATGGTACGCTTAATCCAGCTGAGCGTCGTGTTCAGTTAATAGGTGATAGGTCTAAGGGCATACCAGGTATAGTAGATCAGGTTGCTTTAACGCCAAGCCAACAAAAACAAATTCGCGCAGAGTTAGAAATGCTTGCTAAGAATTATGCTGATCCTGCGGGATATGGCGGTATATATAAAAATCAATCCATCAATGAAAATGCTGATGAATACAATGCCGTTGGTTTAAGTGTGCATGATGTAGCCGCACGTGAAAAAGAATACAACCATCCAGATAACGCCACAATGAAACAGGGCGCTGAAAAAGTATTTGCGGCTATGAAAAAGATTACAGATGCCACAAAAGAACTTAATAAGATATCTGGATTCTGGTCATTCCCTGTTAGTAATATTACAGGAATATATGATTATCAGCGCTATTTGCCATTTAAAGGGTTACCAAAACATACTGAAGAAGACATGGCACTTGATCCTAATATGAGAGGTAAAGGTCGTGAATTCCAAGAAATTGTGCAGCAAGCTAAAGGGCGTACTAGCGTTGCTGATGATCCTATACTTCAAGCTATGGTTGATTCTGTTAAAGCAGCAGGTAGAGCTGGTCGCGCTAATCTTACACAATCACTTAAAAATGCACTGCCTTTCCATAAAGATTTAAATCCACAAGGTACTGGAATTATTAAAGGCGAAATTAAAAAACATATCCCATATGCTGAACGCGAAACAGTTGACTTAAAACAATTTAAAGGTGGGCGTAATATATTACATTACAACAAGGATGGAAGTATTGACGTTCTTGCAATCCAAGAAGGTAAAATTTTAGATGCTGTACGTCGTACTTATTCTGAAACCAACCCTATGGTAGACCTTGCTAATAGAATTACAGGATTCTTTGGTAAACAACATACTCGCTATAACTTTCAGTTTGCTCCATTAAACTTTACCCGAGATGCTTTAACCAATGCGTTTTTTATTGGCGCTAAATATGGCCCTGCAGCTGCCGCTGGTTTTGTTAAAGAAATGACAAATCAAATTGTTGTGCATAATGGTATGCCTAAAGCGATGGAGATTGCGTTCTTGCATGAGCGGGGCGATGCGGTTAGCCAGAAGAAATTAGATAACTACAGCAATAAAAAACATCCTAGCTACGATCCTTATAAAGCAGCTATGATTGAATATATTAATAAAGGAGGTAAAACTACTCATCTTCATGGATTTACTTTAAAGTCTCAGCTTGATGAATTATCTAAAGAAGTAGGGCGTTCTGGTATTGTTCGCAGCAAAGAACAATTTGAAAAGCTTATTGATACTTGGACAGACATGTTTGAGTTTGCAAGCCGCGCCGCTGCATACAAGATACTTAAAGATAAAGCTTACCAAAAAGCAATAAAAGAAAATAATTCTGAAGAAGTTGCCAACCAAATTGCTATAGCTAAAGCAGTTGCAGAGACTAAGAACCTTGCTAACTTCGAACAAGTTGGTAAATATGGTAAGGCGCTTGGTGCGGTATATATGTTTATTCGTCCTTCAGCTACGGGTGCATTGACTGCAATTGAAGCGGCAGCTCCAGCATTTGTTAGCTTAGAAACAGCACTCCAAAGACAACCAAAAGAAATACAAGAGAATGAACAGCTAAGAAATAAATTCATAGCTCAGTATAAAGAAAGACAACGCAACGCTCAATATATGATTGGCGGATTAATGGGTGCGGGCATGGCGGTCTATTTCATGGCGGCTATGATGGCTCCTGACGATGAGTGGAGGCGTAACGCAGTCAAGTCTGACAATATGCAACAATGGACTCGCTTTGCACGCTTCCATTTCCCTGGCACAGATATCGTATTCCAAGTTCCTTGGGGCTTTGGATTAGGCGCATTCGCTGCAGCAGGTGCTCAAATTGCCGCAACATTGTCCGGCGCTCAGCCTGTAGGAGACATGTTAGCTAATATATTCTTACAGATTTCACTTGATTCATTTATACCTATTCCAGTATCTAAGATGCCTCCAACTGAGATGCCTCTTGAATTCTTGTTAGACTCCATAGCGCCAAGCGTAGCGCGTCCGTTATTAGAATTTGCTTTGAATAAAAATGGATTAGGACAAAGCATATACAACGATCAAAACCGTAGGTTTGGTGATGCGTTTACAGGCGGAGACAAAACACCTGAGATATATAAAACAATATCTCGTGAACTAGCCATACATTCAGGTGGCGGCATTGACTGGGGTCCAAATACTTTATACTTCTTAGCTAATAGCTATCTAGATGGCGTGGCTCGTGTAGGCGAGTTTGGTTACGGCGCATTTAATCTTACGCAAGGTAGAAAAGACTTTAATCCTAAAAATGATTTACCTCTTTTTGGTTCATTCTTTGGCGCTAAATCTAACGTAGATTCAAGAGAGTTTGGTAAAGTTGAAAAACAAATACTGGAAATGGAAGGTAAGCTTAAAGAATTTAAAGCTGCTTCACCGCAAGGGTACATGAACTATATGGAAAAAAATCCTCTTGCCGAAGTAATTGTAGATTCTTATAATAAAGAACTTAATCATAATCTTAATCCTTTAAGACAGATGGCTAAATTAACGCGTAATAATCCAGACATGAATCCAAGAGATCGTGATGCGCAAGTTAAAGCTCTTACTGAACAAGAGAATATAATTAAACATAACCTAGTAGAAATGTTTAAAGCTTACGGGGTCAAACCCTAATGAATGCGCCAAGTACGTACGCCTATACATCCATCTTTAGTTGAAACGTAGGACTTCACACGTATCTTGGCGCGTTTCGCTCCGCAGTCAAGTGCATAGATCATCTCAGCAAGACGCAAAGTGGGGATAAAGAAACTATCCCCGATCTCCATGCCCTGAAATGGAAAGATCCACTCTGGTTCAATTATCATTTTTTACCCAATCATCAGGCACTTTAGTTCTAAACCAATATAGATAAGCAGAGTCAACGCTTATGGCGTTCTTCCACCCAGTAGTTAGTCTGCCTTTCTTATCGTCAATTAATATACCGTTAGCTTTCATGTCGCCTTCAAATTCACCAGGACCTACCTTGCGTGTCTTTAAAAACTCTTTGAACTCAGTCTTAGATACTTGAACTAAACCCTCTTCACTTACGATGCGTGCTACTATCTTGCCTCTAGGTTCCATAGTTACCTTGCCTTCTTTCAGTACAAGTATGTTGCCCATGTTAAGGTTAATGAAGTCGCCAAGTAAAGATGGATAGTCTGCACGATTAACTTTGACAATCTTATTCCTGATATTGATCATCTCACCTATGACTCTCTCATATATTTTCTCAAGTTCAAAGTCAGTAATTTCATTCTCATTAGAAATAGCTCCTGAACCAAATGTAGCACCTATTAAGTTCTTGTAGAAACGGTACTCAGTCTGTCCACCAAAGTCACTTAAGAATTTATCCTCCCACTTGGCGATGTGGTCAAAGATATAGTTGTCGCCCCGCATAAGAAGTTGCTTAACGTACATTGGTCCTGCATGACCATAGTTATATCTGAACGCATCAAAGATATATTCACCAAGTTTAGTTTGCTCATTGTCTTCCAGTAACTTAGGTTTCTTAACTTCAAACTCAACAAGCCTAGCCGCCTCGCCTGTCGGGATAAACTTAGCTGCCATCAGCTTTTCATACAACGCATGGTTTGTGGTAAACATTGCAATTAGAGACGCAGACATTTCATAATCACGCTCAGCGTTAACAGATGCTTGCATCCTGATCTTTGCTTTACCATGTGACAAGCCG